AATAATCGTGTTCGTGTTACACATCCTGCATGGTTTGAAACAGGGCAAGGGGCACCTGATTTTCTACCTTCACAGCATATACACTATTCAAAGTCTGATTTAGACTATACAATGGACGTAAATCAAATCTTCGACAACTTGTATGCGAAAGATGAGTGATGGCTGTATCAGGAAGCGTAAATTTTGAATTAGACGTAGCTGAATACGTTGAAGAGGCGTTTGAGCGTTGCGGTTTAGAGGTTAAAACTGGATATGATTTAGTTACAGCTAGGCGTTCGTTGAATTTGATGTTAGCGGAGTGGGCTAACCGGGGGCTAAACCAATGGACCATTGCACAAAGAACCCAAGCTCTTACTTCTGGCACAAGAACGTATGCCTTGTCTGCGGATGTTATTGATATATTAAGCGCCGTGGTGACACGAAGCGGTACAGACTTTGCTTTGACTCGTGTTAGCCGAGACGATGATTTAAATATACCAAATAAAGAAACAACGGGTCGTCCAACACAATTTTTCTTAGATCGTCAGGTAACGCCTAGTTTACGAATTTGGCCCACTCCAGAGAATAGTACCGACGTTATTGTGTATAACGCCCTCACACGTATGGATGATGCGGACACGCCCATAAACACCTTAGATATGCCTTTTAGATTTTACCCCTGTTTAGCCGCGGGGTTGGCTTACTACATATCTTTGAAAAGAGCGCCTAATCGTACTCAAATGTTAAAAGCCATTTATGAGGAAGAGTTTGAAAGAGCTATGGGAGAGGATCGTGACCGGTCCAGCTTTACCGTTACACCAGAGTACGCTTATTTCAGGACAAACTAATGGCTAGGTATGCCACAGGAAAATACGCAAAAGCCATTTCAGACCGTTCCGGTTTAGAATACCGCTATAAAGACATGCGGAAAGAGTGGAATGGTTTGATTGTTGGTAGGGACGAGTTTGAGAGAAAACATCCTCAGTTAGGGCCTTTTCGTAAAATACACGATCCACAGACTTTGAAAGAACCTAGACCCAACAATAATAGCATACCTGTTACGGTAAAATTTCCTATTTTTAGCACAGTAACCTTGCAATATCAGAGAGTTCCACAAGCGGAAGGACTTGTAGGAACAGTAACTTTTGGCGGAGATGTTGTCACACCAACCAGTGCGACCATCACAGGCGTTTCCGGGACAGGTTCTGTTGGAACTGTTACGGCATCTGGTACTGGTGGAGTAACAATAGCCGCAACTTATACAGTAACTGTAGTTGGTGGTAATCCTATAAACCACCCATATTATAATGTAGGATCTGCTAATAAATTTGCTATTAATGGATCTACTGCCACAGCGGATGTACTGTTAAGTTTATCAGAAGGCAGCACTTATAGGTTTGATCAAAGTGATTCTTCTAATTCAGGTCATCCTTTACGCTTTAGCACAACTGCTAATGGCACACATGGGGGTGGATCTGAATACACGACTGGTGTAACCACAAGCGGAACACCGGGTTCTTCTGGGGCTTATACACAAATAACGGTGGCCTCTGGCGCACCAACACTGTATTACTATTGTACTAATCACTCTGGAATGGGTTGGCAGGCGAACACACCATGAGCTTTACATACACTACATTAAAGTCTGCTATAAAAGACTACACAGAAAACCAAGAGACTACTTTTGTGGCTCATCTTGTGGATTTTATTAAGTCTGCGGAAGAGCGTATTTTTAAAAGTGTAGATTTGGAATTTTTTCGTAAAAATGTAACTGGAACAACTACGTCAGGTAACCAGTTTTTAGCAGTGCCTGATGATTATCTGGCTTCTTTTAGTTTATCCATTGAAAGCTCTAGCTCAAAACAATTCTTGTTATTCAAGGATGTAAACTTTTTGCAAGAATACAACCCAAACTCTGCAACAACAGGAACGCCTAAATACTATGGTATTTATGACTTTCAGAACTTTTTGCTGTCACCGACACCTGATGCAGCATATTCTGCTGAATTACATTATTACTATAGGCCGACAAGTTTGACACAAAGTCAGGTTGTGCTGACATTGAGTAGTGTTAGCGGAACTTTTGTGGCTAATGAAACAATTACGGGAGGAACTAGTGGGGCCAACACCACAATTTCTTCTGTTGTTAGTAGCACGACTTTTAATATTGTGCTTCCAAGTACGGATTTTACAGTTGGTGAAACGGTCACTGGAGCAACCAGTGGGGCTACGGGAACAGTGGTTTCTACTTCGTCAGATTCTACTACGACATATCTAAGTGTTAATGCCCCTAACGCAATGCTGTATGGAAGTTTAGTTGAAGCTTACACCTATATGAAAGGTGAGGCCGATGTTCTTAAAATGTACAGTGAAAGATTTGTAGAGTCTTTGGTTCGCCTGAAAGATCTAGGTGAGTCCAGAGAGAACGATGACGCTAACAGACAGGGGCTACCAAGAAGGCCCCGTACATGATAATTGCTATTGTTGGTTTAGGCGGCAGCTATGCAGATTACATAGCTGCACGAGTGGCTTCTCACGAATTTGATGAAATCTGGGGGATAAACTGTATCGGCGGTATTATACACGTTGATAGGACGTTTATGATGGACCCCGTTACCCGCTTTATAGATACAGAAAATGCGGGATCACAAACGGGTATAGCCAGAGAGTTTTTAGCTAAAAACACAAAACCAATATATTCTTGTGTGCAACATGATGATTTTCCAGCCATTGAGTTGTATCCTTTAGAAAAAGTAGTTAAATCAACAGGTTATTGTTACTTCAACAACACTGTGGCGTATGCTATCGCTTACGCTGTGTGGAAAAAAGCAAAAAAGATATGTTTGTACGGCATTGATTTTACGTACAAAAATGTAAACATGGCCGAGTCCGGAAGAGCTTGTGTAGAGTTCTGGTGCGCTATTGCCGCATCCAAAAGAATTAAGCTTGAAATCGCACATCGTTCTAGTTTGTTGGATACAAATGTTCCAGAAAATGAAAAACTTTACGGTTACCATAGATTGGACGATCCGTTGGTGCAAACGGTTCAAGAGGGTAACATTTTGATAACAAGACAGTCTGAGATAAAACCACCGGAGCCGGTGGAGTCGGACCCTATTATTTTTGGGAGACATGATAATGTTTGAAGTTAATATTGGATCGGTAGGATCCGTTAATGTTGTTTCATCTGACAACGGTGGTTTATCTAATGATCAGATCGCAGATATGGCGGCAAATAAGATAATGTACATATCTGATGAAGCTCCAGAGCCTATTCGACTACAGGCAGAAGCTTTTAAAGATAAAGTAAGAAATTTAGTGCAATATTATGTAGAGTTGGCTAGAAGGGAAGAACGTGCTACAATTTGCGCGAAGGTCCGTGAGGCGGGTCAACATCAACTAGCTGACGCTATAGGGAGACTGTAATGGCAATAGCACAAGCAATGTGTACCGCATTCAAGCAAGAATTGATGTTGGGCACACACAATTTCGCAACAAACGGCAATGCTTTTAAACTTGCCCTATACGCAGAAAGCAGCGGTGGAAAGTCTAGCACTACAGCAACTTTGGGTGCAACCACCACGGCGTTTACCACAACAGGTGAAGTAGCCTCTAGTGGCACATACGCAACAGGAGGTGGAACACTTACCAAAGTGGCTCCAACAACTTCCGGAACCACGGCGTTTACTGATTTTTCAGATCTTAGTTTTACGACAGCCACCATCACAGCGATGGGTGCTTTGATATACAATAGCACAAACAGTAACAAAGCTGTTGCCGTTTTGGATTTTAGTTCAAACAAAACGTCTACTTCTGGCACATTTACCATTCAGTTTCCTACAGCAGACGCAAGTAACGCTATTATTCGTATAGCGTAACGGAGCGACACGGTGACTGTATCGGGATGGGGTAGAGGCACTTGGGGTCAAGGTGCTTGGAACCAAGCCATACCTGTTACTGTCACTGGTGTATCGGCCACCGTTTCAGTTGGAAACGTAATTGCATTTGGTGGAATTGAAGGTGTCGCTACAGGGGTTGTTGCCTCCGGTCTCCTAAATTCTGTTACTGTCACGGGCACAGGTCTCATATCACCCACAGGTGTGGTTGGCACAAGCGCTGTAGGTGAAGAGACAACTAACTGTTCTGCAAATGTTGTAGGTGTTGGTGTTACAGCCACTGTCAGCTTTGGTGATGAGTCAGTCGCAGCGAGTGCAAAGGCTACCGCCACCGGTAATGCAGCTACTAGCGCATTAGGGACAACCACACAAGCAGGAGGCTCTACGCTTTCTGCCACGGGTAATGCAGCTACAGGTTCTCTTGGCACAGCCGCGCAAACTAGTAAGTATCCAGTTACAGGGGTTACAGCGACGGGAAATACTGGTATAGTCCTCGTGTATACGGATGTTACACCAATTCAAACTCCGAATTGGGTCGCAGTAGCTGGGGTATCAACCACTTGGACAGATGAAACTCCGTCACAAACTCCGTTGTGGACGGAGAAGGCGGCATAGAGGTAAAGCATGGCAAGTTCATTTAGTACAAATCTTGGTATAGAAAAGCCAGCCACCGGAGAACTATCTGGTAGTTGGGGTGATGTTACCAATTTTAACTTTGATATATTTGACAGGGTTTTGGGTGCCTCAGATTTAACTGCCTCAAACCTCACAACCACCCTTACGATAAGAGCGGCTTCTCCTACGTCTGGACAAAGCAATGTGCAGACTGGAATGTTCGCGGTTATCAATCTCAAAGATAGTGGATCTGATCTAGGCGGTGTAAATGTCGTGACTATTGCGCCAAATACCGCTACTAAGTTCTTTATTATTAAAAATTCTTTGACTGGTAGCAGGGCAGCTACCATAAAACAAGGAACAGGAGCCACAGTGTCAATACCAAATGGAACAACTGACATTGTGTTTTGTGACGGGGCTGGGTCTGGAGCCGCTGTTACTGGGGTTGCGGCCTCACTGAATATTGCAGATAACACAGAGGTGGCTGGAACGGCCACCGCATTAGCAATCGCGCTTGGTTGATAGGAGTATAAGATGGCAAATGATGCTCAAGTGACAATGCAAGTGACAGTTTTGCCAGATGAGATCGCAAAGACTTTTTCGGCAAGCATGACTGTTACCCCTGATGATGCCAACGATAAGTGGTATTACAAAAAGACTAGTGTATCTAACTCTAGTACAGATTTAATCGCTGGAAACTTTCTTGATTATACAGCCGTTGATGATGACACCGCACCAACTGCTGTAGCTACAGGCGATAAGGTAAAGTTCTTGTTTATCAAGAATGTAGATACCAACAGCCGTAGCATTTATATAGTTTTGGATGCTGGCACAGCCTCATCTAGCGCAACAGACGGCATTACCATAGGTCCAAGCGAGTCTTTTGCAGCGAGATTACCTAACACAACAGTAGCAGATATACATGCTATATCGTCTGCATCAACCGCAGAGGTCATCGTATGCGCTTTGCTTGATGATGTATAAGGAGTAGGACATGGCTAATACCTTTAAAAATAAGGTGTTTAACGGTGAAAGCAGCCTAGCTAATTCAGACATGGCTGTTTACACCGTGCCAAGTTCTACCACTACAGTTGTAATTGGTTTAACGCTGGCAAACACTTCAACCGCTCAAATCACTGCCGACATTAAGCTAAACGCTGGTGACATGGTGTTTTTAGCAAAGGACATTCCAATCCCTGCTGCATCTAGTTTTGAATATATGGCAGGAAATAAGATTGTCATGGAGACTGGGCATAGTTTGATTGTGCAGAGCGACACGGCAAATAGCTTGGATACAGTAGCGAGTATAATGGAGATCACCTAATGCCACTTCTTGGAAACACCTTAGTATCCAGTTTCAAGGCTAGACCTACTCGGCAGGAGTTTAGTGGTGATGGATCTACCACCACATTTACCTTGAACCAGACAGTTCGTGCAGAGGATATTGTGGTTTCTGTAGACGGTGTGGTTCAAGAGCCGACAGGTGCTTATACAGTGCCAGATGGAACTACCCTTACCTTTACTGCTGCGCCATCCAGCAATTCAGGTAATAACATCTTTGTCATGTACATGGGTGTGACCAGTGGCTCTATCTCTCCTGCTGTAGAGAATCGAGGTAACTTTAAGTCTGGCGGTATTTTTCGCACAAACAATCAAAGCCTGACAACGGATACAACCATCCTAGCTACAGAGAACGCCAACGTAACTGGTCCGTTTACTGTAGCTTCTGGTGTTACATTAACCGTTGAAAGCGGTGGGACATTGGTGACGCTATGAGTACATTAAAAGCAGATACCATACAAAGCACAGGCGGCGGTGCGGCTACGTTGACTAAGCAGATTGCGGCAAAGTCGTATGCAAACTTTAATGGAACAGGAACCGCCGCCGTGCGTGATAGTTTTAATCTTTCTAGTTTAACAGACAACGCGACTGGTGATTTCACCACTTCTTTTTCATCTTCTTT